GTCCATTTTTGTTGTAAAATCGCTATCCATTAGTATTTTGTTAATTTCGTGCTTGTCCAACATGTATTCTACCCATTTTGTAGTAGCGGGTATTTTGTAATACTGTACTATTGCTTTTTTGTTATTGCGTGAACTGTATTTGCTAATAAAAGAATTTGCAGACATAACAGGCTCCTTTCGCTAGTAACAGTACATTATAGCAAAAGGCGCCTTTATGCGCAACGGATGTTTTTTTGTTAACAGTTGCTAGGAAAATAAGTAATTGCATGAATCGTAACCATGTAAATGATAACAGCAAACCCCTAATATTTTTAGGATCCAATTATGCCATGCTCATTATTAAAGAAGTATGCGACGAAGTTGGCATTACAGTGCAAGGAATAATTGACAGTGATTATTTTGGCAACACTGATACCATTTGCGGAATGCCAGTGATTGATTCTGAAGAATGTTTTAACGATCCTGCAAAGTTGTCTTTTTATCAACAACATTTTAATTTTTTTTGTGCAACCAATTGGAGTCCTGAACACAATGCAGTGCAACAACGAAACAGAGACAAAAGACATCAATTGATTGATCTGATTGATTCCTTGCAACTGCCGTGTATCTCACTGATAGATCCTCGAGCCAATGTTTCTCGTTATGCCACAGTTGGAAAAGGGGTGTTCGTTGATGCAATGTGCAATGTAGAAGCTGGCGCCCAATTACACGATTATGTTAATATAATGTGGGCCTGCGGTATCGGACATGATACCGTAGTCGAAAGAAACTGTACTTTACAACGTCAATGTTGGACCGGCGGCAATTGTTATTTTGAACACGATACCTTCCTGGGTATTGGAGTCCGAGCACTAAAGACAGGAGCTATATTTGGCGCAAGGACATGGATTCAGGAATTGGTATACATCAAAAGAGGTACTGTTGCCGACGAGATAGTCGGGCTGGAAGGAAAAAATCAACGACGTGTTGTTGTACAACAATCAATTGGTTAAAGTTGCAAGTTGTCTAAATATTGCTGCAAGTTATCAGCATGCAATTTTAGCAACACTGTTTCTTGTTCACCCAGCAGAAACAATTCGTCTGGCTTGGGTATGTAGTAAGGGCAAGTCAACAATCTGCTCATTTGGATCAGAGTGCGATTGCGCATGGGCTCAGGTAACACGCAGGTGTACACAGGAATTTTGGTGTACTTTCTGATATACTGGATCCCGGATCTGGTCAGGCGCAGATGACTTGGGTTGGTATGATTCCACCACCAGATTCTGATTACCGAAGGATAAGCTGCAGCATCTTGACCCGCGGCTTGCAATATTCCTTCGGTGTAGCTTTGTTGGTTATGGGTAGACTTGGTCACCTTGCTTCATCAACACCACAGTAAATTTATCGGTCTTGAACAAGGTATTGAGTTTCTTGGCCAAATTGATAGCATGACCACTATTGCTGAAACTGACTTTTTTGTACTTTGGCCCAGGATAAGCAACCAGCATGTTCTGACTTTTTAGATTGATGGGATTTGAATCATAGAAAACAGCCCAGATACCTTCGCTGCTCAGCACTTGGTCACTTTTGTAATTTAGTTTGTTTACATGTTCTAGTAGAACATTGGGTTTAGGTCTTGACATTGGTATCTTCCTTGAACTAGGTATTTATGACAAAAACGGCGCAGTTTATTTAAAACCGCCACCGTCCATGTTTAATACTGTGGTCGCAGGTGCTGTATCTGGTTTATTTTGTAATTCTGCTATAGTTGACAACAGAGAAAAAATGTCTGCGTGTATGTTACGTGCCTCTTCAGCACTCAGCATCAGTTGTCTGCTGTTTGTTTGATTCATCTGTTTAACTCTGTTGTTAAAGCTTTGTATTGACAAACTATGTGATTGCATTTTTTGCCTCCTGTTCAGTGCGGAACGGTCCTTGGAATTGGTAACGATTGAGAGTGATGTTCTTGGGACAAAATTGCAAACACCAAACCTGGTTAATTTTGATCAAGTAATAACCTGCACAATATAGACTTTTACTTTTTAAAGATTTGGAATAAATTGGCAGCTTGCGCTTGATATCGTAGACCTGGTTGAACACTTTACTAGCAACTGGATAACCATATACACAGTTTTCTTTAACCGGGTGTCCTAGTGCCTTGGCTCGTCCAAATCGAATATTGTACTTTTTCTTTAGTACAGTGACTGAAGGAAAGTATTCGCGTTGATCGTCATGCACATAAACAAAGCCGCCATCTTCGCGAGCCTGGATAGTAGCAACCTTCTCACCTTGGTCTTCGACTACCCAGAATTTATTTTTTACAACAGGTTTTGCAATACGTTCTGTGATCATGATTTTAATGTGTGGTGAGTAATAATTTTGCCCAGCTCGCGATCAAAATCTGTGGTGTCACTGATGACGTAAATGTCACGGTCCGCACCATAGGTATCTTTGTCAATCTCAACCACGTAACCGCCGTGTGCCTCGTAAATGTTCAATGACATTTTTTTATTTGGAAATCTATGTCTTGAGCCGCCGCTTCCGCCTGTAATATCGTCAATTCTGATTGCGCCAGGCAGCGCAGCACCTAACGTGTATGTAGTTCCTGTACTCATGGAGTCTCCTAAGTCAATGATGATATCATGTGAATCTAAATCTAACAAACTGGTGTCTATGGTAACAGTGTCTGATGTCATTGTTTCATCATCTCCAGCATAATAGACTGCGATACCTGCTTGGCAAAGTCTTCTTCCTCTTTGATCATGTAAAGAGTGTGTTTGGTTTCGTCGTCATGTTTGTCGTACACATGGGTTTCAAGAATATGTCCGCCTACACATGCATACAATCTAAACATCATGCTGTCGGCACGTAGTTGCGATGATTGAGTGTCATGATCCTCGTCCCACGACGTGCTGGATCGCAGTGCATTTAATCGAGCAGGAGAAGTTCTCCGAACAACACTAATTGCAGATGATCGCTCTTCTGCTTCAAATTCTTCACGGCCTTCTTGCACCCATCTGGACACACGCCATGCAATTTTTCTAAACCACCGCATTTGTTTTTCCTTGTTTTGTACATAAATGTTTTGTTAAATATTCAATCATATCCATTCTCCCAACAACATTGACACTGTAAATGCAATACCCAAATAGGTGAATGCATGCAGCAATTGATCTATTCCGATCCAAACCCAGTAGGCACGATCTTCTATGGTCAGCCGCACAATAACCCTGACACCAACCCAGTCTATGGCATAATGCAACGCAGTATCAAACGCAGCAAGCATGACACACCCTTGTATACCCACAAAGTGCATGAGTATAACATAAGTCAATGCACCATGTAGTCCTGCATGCTGGAAGCCGCCGGTGCGTCCAAAGTGTCCTTTGTCTTTGAACATACGATCCGTTTGCCAACAAAAGTCAGCCAGGAAATGCTTGACAAACAACAGGATCAGTATCAACCAAATGGTCATATTAATAACGTACCACAGGTCCCGGGGCAGGTGGTGCAGGTGGTAATCCGTACGGTTCGCAGACAAACCTGCCGTAGATGCTGTAGTCGCGCCGCCCTAGATCCACAAAGGCCTGGCGGCATGCAGCTTCGTTCTCGTAGGTACCAAGATATCTCCAGTTACCGTGTTCGGTACCAGTAACAGTAGAAATAGCCATGGTCCAAAGTAATAGTATGTGTGGCATTATTGAACCCCAAAATGTTTTTTAATTAGGTCTGCGTAATCGTGTTTGGTTTTTGCTGTGTTATTTTTTCGAATCACTATACAAGATTCCAGCACAATCAAGTTGGCCAATACTTCTACAAATAGTGTAAGATCAGTATCGTATGGCCACGGAGTCCACAAGCGTCCAGCACGATCCTCGGACAGCAATCTTGACGCCACTACCAATTCTTTTATATGCTGGTTAATCTCACTCATGCTGGGTACTCTGCGGATAAGAAATCACTGTATTGTGCAGCATGGTCACTGAGCTTGGTTAACTCGTACTTGCCGCAGAATTTTAAAAATTGTCCACCTATCATGGGTCTGGTACGCTGAACACACCCAACAGCAATAGTCTCGGCAATCTTGGCCTTGATTGCATCAGGCTGTGCTGTGAGATCAACTAGAGTAACGTTTCTGTTGTAGTCATCCAGCACACGATGTTCTGCACCATTGTGATCTGTCCATCGCTGCAGCATTAGGTTGTTCCAGTTAAAGCCTTTTTTGTCTCTATCGTCATATGCTTCTAGTAAACCAACCTTGTTCTTGGAACCTTTAGTACGCACACCCGGATATGCACTGAACACATTGTCCGAACTATCGCCACGCATGCATTTTTCAAACAAGATCCATGCAGGATCCGGAATCTTCTTTGGCTCTTTGGTCTTTTTATCAATCACTAACTTGCCCCGCTTGTCTAGGATACCTTCTAGTGTATGCAGTTCATCGGCGATGCCGTTGTATTGATTTACATTTGGCGCCAACAGTTGATAGAAGTCTGAATCACTGCTCACAATAGTATGATGATCATCTGGGTGACTTTGTATAAAGCCTGCAATCAAATCATCTGCTTCTAGTTCAGCATGTTGCAGCACTGTACAATTGGTCTTTTCAGTCAAGAATATTTTAAGATCATCAAACGCTTCCCAAAACAGTCGATCTTCTTCGGCTTCTGTTTCGGTTAAGGCAGCTCGAGCCACAGCACGATTCTTTTTATATGGTTCATAGAAATCTTTGCGCCACGAACGCCCTTCCAAGCAGAAGACCACATGATCAGCCTTTTGATCGCGCCAGGCCTTGTTGACACTACTCAATGTTACATGAATAGCAAAACCCAATTTGTCCCACGTATCGCTTTGGCGATGGGCACTGTGTCGGGCACGAAAGAACGTGTTAGCTGTGTCTACAATTAGATATCTCATGTAGTAATATTAGCATATTATAACAATTGTGTCAAGTGTGGCAACAAGAATTCTGCCCATTTCTTATGTCCATCTGGTCCAAAATGATGCCAATCATTATGCCGACACCCTTGATCAACTAAGTATTCGCCATAACTAAAAGTTGATGAATATGGTTTGATGTAATTATATCCCCAATCTTTAGCCAAGTTATTGTTATCTTCGATTATGTGATACAATGTAAGATTACAATTAAAAAACAAATGTGGGATGTTTTTATTTTTTAAATACTGATGAAAGTCCCAGATTTTTTCATGAGCTTCTTTTATTTTTTTGTTCCAGTCGATTTGAATCACATACTCTTTATATCTTTGCCTCCATTTTTCTGGTACAGAATCTGTCCCTGAACAGTTGACCTGATACCAGGTATTATCGTCTTGGTTGTACCACTCCTCACGTTCCCAAGTTGACCAGCCAATTAGTACAAAATCAGGAGTAAAATCTTTAAGGTATTCTTGAGTAGTTCTTAGAATTCTATCATTGGAACCAGCTGACCTTGCATGGCAATGCAGTTTTGCACCAAGCTGATCTGCTAATAATTGACCGTATGAAATTTTTAAGTTGTCAGGATACGGTGCCCACTCAACCTCGTCTTTCCACACCGGATCTATCATCCCTTTAGTATAGTAACGACTATCATCACATAAAAATCCGGCCGGGTGTGCTGCCTCGCAAGCTGCGCTATGGCTATCACCGTTGACGTACAAAATCATGATACTTCGGTCCTTCCGCCACCTAGATCCCGGCGATCAACCATTCTGGGTCTAGAGTCAACTGGCTGATTAGCTTCCCATTGTTCATAGTTTTCTGCAATGATGTTCTTGCACACAGTCTGGAACCATCGATCCACAATGTCTGCGTCGGTATCTTCTTTTTTCATTTGAAACCCAGCTTTGACTAGGCGTGCAACAAACACATCGTTCCAGTCCAGTTCAAATGCGCCGTTGCCCACGTCATCGGGATCTAGTTCTACACTAATCACATTCACATATGGTTCCTTGGCTTCAGTGGCCAGTTCCTTGGCTGTTTTTGCCTTGGGCTTGACTGTTTTTGGTTTTTCTTCTAATGGTTGTTTTGTAAACTTGCGCTTTAAATAATCAAACATTGTGTTGCCCTTTAAAATAGGTCTACCGTTTCCCACGGAAGGTCTGCTTTGCCAAAGTGTCCGTAGTTGGTGGTACTGCTGTAAATTGGTCTGAACAGATCAAACCGATTGATAATGCCACGTGGTGTCAGGTCCACATTGTCTTGGATCCAGGCGGTCAATGCCGCACTATCACCATCACTTTCTACATAGAAACTCATGGGCTTCTCAATGCCAATGGCATAACTGATTTGCACAGTGGCCCATGTTGCTTGTCCACTGGCCACAATGTTCTTGGCAAGATACCGCATCATGTATGCAGCACTGCGATCCACCTTGGTAGGGTCTTTGCCGCTAAATGCACCCCCACCGTGTGGTGCATATCCGCCATACGTATCACCATCCGGACCTCCAATCACAAAACGTCCAGTTGGATTGATATAAAATTCCGTATTGGCATCAATGTATTTTTCTGGTAGCAGACTGCGGATTATAAGTTCAATGGTACTGCGTACCGTGTCAATGTCAACGGAATCGCTGTGCTGAGTACTGCATACTACCTTGGTAATGCGTACTGGTTTGTTATTGGCATCGTACTCGAATGTAACTTGACTCTTGGCATCTGGGCCAAGCCAGGCCACTAAAAGATTCTTACGTATACTAGTCAATGTTTCCACAATTCTGTGACTCCAATAAATTGCACTGGGCATATAATTATCAGTTTCGTTGCAAGCATAGCCAAACATGAGTCCTTGATCGCCGGCACCAAACGTGTCTGTGCCTAGTGCAATATCTGCACTTTGTGCATGCAACAAATTGGTAATCTCTACTGTGCGCCAATCAAAGCCAGGCTGCTCGTAGCCAATTTCTTTGATAACTCGACGAACAGCACTATCAACTTCTTCCTTGTGTAGAACACCTTTGAATTCACCTGCCACAACAACTCTGTTGGTAGTAACCAACGTTTCGCATGCACATCTCAGTGCAGGATTTTGTTCACGCATTACAAGATCTAGTACTGCATCCGATACAGCATCTGCTACTTTATCTGGATGTCCTTCTGATACTGATTCACTGGTAAAAAGATATGTCATTTATGTCCTTAAAAATTATTCACGGCCCCATTTAATTTTGAGCCAAATACGTTCGTGTACGTAATAGTCTACACTTAATAGAATATGCAATACCGTAGCAAATCCCGCTGCTGATCCAAAGTCTCCAGTAAACAGGTATGTCCAGAATATAGTAAACAGCCAGGCAGTTAGCCTGTAAGTAAGCATTCGTACTACGGTTCTTTTTCGTGTTTCTGTCATTAGGTACCCCATTCATTCTTGAAAAGCGGCACTTGAAGTCTATCGCTGTATCTTAGGCCATGCTCC